AAAGTAGATTAATCAGACTGAAACAAATAGAAGGGAAAGAATAACATGCATGGTAAATGGACAGTAGAAAACTTTGTTAAGCACGACAGAGAAAACCCAGAAGTGTACAAAATGTTTGAGCGTTTTGCTTTTGAAGCATCAAAGTACAAACAAAGGTACTCTGCAAAAAGTATTTTTCACCGAATCAGGTGGGAGACAATGATAAGTGAAAAAGATTCACAATACAAAATTGATGATGGTTGGATTTCTCATTATGCCAGAAAGTTTATGGGTAACCATCCAGAATTGGAAACATTTTTTGAAACACGAGTAAGAGAGGAGACTTATCATACTACTCAATGGACTAATGAATTAACAAAGAGAGAGGAGAATAAAGATGACTAAATTAGAAAATATGGTTGAATCAATGCACGCCCAGATTGAGTGCCTAAAAGAACGTGTATTAATATTAGAGCAGCAATTATTAGAGCAAGCTAAAAGGGAGAGAGACAAATGACAGGGGAGCAACACAAATGCTTTAACTGTGATGGGCGTGGGATAGTGTATGAATTAGAACATTACCCACCCGACCCAGATAACCCTAGTGTCAATGCTGAAACGTGTCCTGTTTGTATGGGCGAAACATATATTAAGAAGGAGAGATAAGATGCCTAATGACCCTATAATGATATTAATAATAGTTGTTCTAGTAGTTGCTTTTATATTTAGTACTATTAAAGCATATAATGAATTCCCAGATGATAAGGATTAAAACAAATGAGAGAGCCAACAAAAAAAGATACACTGAATACAATGGTGGAGTACTACCATAAGTCAGCAGGTTTTGCAGGACTTAAAACCAACACACAAAAGAGCTACACTAGGCAACTTAAACATGTTTGTTTGACCCCTGTACAGGGCAACGTACAGCTAGGTAACGTAAAACTAAAGGACGTTAGTATAAAACATTTGACGGAAGCGTATGAGAAATGGTTAGTGGTAGGTAAACGTACAGCTAATCTTAGGTCGGCAGTGCTTAGTGTTGTATTCAAATATGCAATGCGAAGAGAGATAACAGACAAAAACCCTGTCTCTATTTTAGCCCGCAAGGTTGATAACATTAGAAGTATTAAATGGTCACGCAACGATGTTAAGACATTCTTGGATGTAGCTTACTCAAATTTTAAGTGGCGAAGCATTGGACTAATATCACATATGTCATACGATTGGGGACAACGTATTGGTGATATACGTAAATTAAAATGGAGTTCTTTAGACTTAGATAACAGACGAGTAAACATAGTTCAAAGCAAGACAGGCACAGAAGTACATCTACCTATAACAAATACTTTAACTAAGATGTTGCGGCAACAACAGGAAGACTTTGGCTTTCAAGAATATGTTGCACCCAGGGTACGCCCAATTGCACAGTCTTACACGCACTATAAAGAAAAAGAAA